TTGTAGTTCTCTAAGTTTACTTATAGTTCTTAAATCCTTACAATGAATCCATAAATGTAGATATCTATCAGTCAACCATTTTAAATCTATTGGGTATGTTGGTTCATCATGTCCTAAATAAAATCCATCACCATCAATCCACAAATCAACTTCAACATCATATCCTAAATCTAATGCTTTATCAACATATTCAGGTAGGTTTTCATATTGTGGATATTTTCCATCTACATTTCCTCTATGTGAAATTAATCTTTTTTTCATTTATAGTTTTCTAAATAGTATTTTAAATCTTCAGGTGTACCCAATCCCCACATCTTAGGAATATCAAAGGTACGAATCTCTTTTCCATCTTCTATCGCTTGATTGAAAACAGGACAAACATAGAACTCATTGTTCACTCTAATATCTTTTTCAATCATATCTTCTGCGTATTTTACAAAATCAGAACCCTTTTTCCAATAGTAATATCCAACAGTAGCGATATCTGATATAGGATTCTTTTCTGCTACTTCAGTTACCAATCCTGTCTCATTTACCTTAGCAAAACTCCATTTAGGGTGTGTTGCTCTAAATGAGACAATTCCACCATCAGCATTTGTCTCATTCATTTTGTATAAGAATTCATTTGAATCCCATTCAACAAATTGGTCTGAGTTAGCGAAAAACAAAGGAGTATCTTTATTGATGTACTCTTTAGCAAGTAATGCCGTACAAGCTGCTCCTTCTGTTAGTTTATCAACTTCAACAATCTTACAATTTGGTGTGATTAGATTTAACAAAGTATCTAAGTTATACTTTTCTCTATGTTCTTTTTGTACAACATAAACATAGTTTGCTTTTATGTTTAGATTTTCCACTACCAACTGAATCATAGGTTTTCCTTTTACATCTATTAGTGGTTTTGGAAAAGTATATCCAGCTTGTTGGAATCTACTTCCTGCCCCAGCCATCGGAATCAATACTGTAAGATTCTCATCTCTCCACGCTGGTGTTGATTGTTGTTCTCCCATTTCTATTTGTTTTAATTTGTTATAAATGTTATTATAATTTGTTTCTTTTGTATTCTTTACTCTCAGTATGTGTGATTTAGAACGAGCAGCTGCAAGTAATCCATAAGGTGAATCTTCAACTATCAAAGTTTCCTCAGGTAAACAACTCATCATAGATATTGCTTTCCAATACATTTCAGGATGTGGTTTACCATTTTTAACATCTTCATTTGATATTACTAAATCCATATACTCCATCAATCCTAACTTAGATAAAACAGTTAAACAAGTTTTTCTGATTGAGTTTGAACATACTGCTATCTTATAACCTTCACTAACTAAATTTTTCATACATTGTATTAGGCCTGCATTTGGTTCTAATGCTCTCAACTTTTCTAATGTAAGATTTTGTTTCATTTCCCAAATGGTTTTATGATTATCTTTTGATAAACCCTTTTTCTCAGATAACATTTCTAATTTCTGAGTTGTTTTTAATCCATCATAGGTTGATAAATGTTCGTTCCAGCTTATAGCATAACCTGGTCCTAATGCTTCGTTAAGTGCTTCATAGTGTATATTCTTAGCTTCAACTAATACACCATCTAAATCAAATATAATTAACTTTATTTTGCTCATTTACTTACGATACCTAACAATTGATGTTCATTAAATAAGAGATATTTCTCATCACCCATTGTAACTTCATCACCTGCCATATCTTTTGCGTACATTACTTTATCACCAACTTTTACAGTCATTGGTATTCTTTGTCCGTTTTGTGAGAAGATACCAGTTCCTACTGATACTACTTCACCATAAACTTTCTGTCCTCTTTGTGCACTATCTGCTATAATAATACCACTTTTTGTTTTCATTTCTCCAGATTCTACTTTTACAAGTACTCTGTCTCCTAATGGTCTAAATTTACCTTCCATGTTTACCTTCATCTAAATGACAAAATAGCCCTTCACCATGCGCTACTTTGTGTGTTTGTTGTGCCCACCACTTTGAGATGTTACCTTCTAATGCGATACCACCTCCGGCGAATGGTTTAACCGTTTCTAAATAAAAATCTTTTTTATAGAGACAAGGATTGTTAGTCCAATTACCATAACGAGATGTTGTGATAAAATACTCTCCTTCTCTTTGAATATGTTGTGGAAACTTTTCAGCTGGATTACACCAATGTACTGAATCTAAAAGATGAGGTGAAGTTACCTCAATCTCTTTATCATAGTAATCTAACTCTCTTCCTTGATATTGGAATGAAAAATGTGGAAAACCAGGATTAGCTCTATGTCTATATCTTACACAACTAAATCCGTTTTCTAATAGTTTTATACCACTCAATAATCTTTTTCTCAAAGTTTCTTTATCTTCAATAAGTTTCCAATCATGCTCCAAAACTAAAACATTATCCGTTTTAGCTTGTTCTGTTAATTCTATAAATGCTTGCCCAATACCTATATTAGAATCTTTAGCTATGTAAGGAATACCAAAATGTTCTGCTATTCTTTTATCTTCTTCAGAACATTCTTGAAATAATATACATACATCATTTACTTGATGTAAAAATTCTTGCTGAAAATAAGTTTGTAAAGTGTTAACTAAAGTTTGTCCACTCTTCCAAGATAAAATACCTACGCTGATTGGGAGTCTTTCCATTCGTTAAATTTTTCGATGATAAAATCTACTCTTTGTATTTGAGTATGATTATCTAAAACTTTTCTATATCCGTTTTTTGCTATTCTTTCTCTTTCTTTTTTGTTCTGAGAATATTTGTTCATTTTATTTATACAATCTACCATATCATCATAGTAAATTATATCTTCTCCTTCTTCAAATAACTCATCTAATTTTTTAGATTTATCTAATCTATCACATAGAACCATCTTACCACACGCCATACCTTCAAAGATTCTACGAGTTACCTCACCCCATCTACTATGTTGAAGAACCATCATACCACTATTTAAAAACTCAGTATGTTCTTCTGAATCCATTCCATTCATATTAGCAATAGTTCCATCACCATGTAATGTGAGTGTATCTAAAAATTGTGAACCACCCATCCCTCTACTTGTAACTGCTACATATGTTTCTTCTATTTCTTCAATTGGAAATTGTACCGCAGTATCTGCGAAGTGAGTCCACCAATATGCATTTCTTCCTCTTTTCTTATACTCCTCTGCTGAATCTGAATCAGGTGAAAGAGTCATATCAAATCTTTCGGACTTAGGATAATTATTATCAAAGTTTTGTGGGTCATCTCCACTTTCTTGTATCCAAAATGCTGATGGTAGTTTTTCTTTATCTAATAAAGGTGAATCAAATCTACCCCAATCCATAAATAAAACTATATCAGTATCATCTTTCTCATCTAACCATACTTTAATATTATCATCATAATATTGTTGGGTACTATTAGAACCTATTGAAACTATTCCAACATCCCATCCTCTATCTTCAAACTCATATGCCAACGATAGTGGTGTTGACCATTCTTCATTTTCATTTGCGTATATAAATGTTATTTTCATATCGTATCGTAAAATTCGTTTTGTTTTTCTTGTCTTTCTATTTGCTTTGGATGATATAAACAATAGTTCTCATCTGCAGGAAAATTAGATACTGTACTGTATCCTGTAATTCGTTCATGCACTTTATTCATCCACATCACTTCATCCGTATTTTTGTAAATACGAGTTTGATAATCAGGCCAATTCACCCAACCTTTTTCATTTACTTGCCATCCCCATTTTTGTATGTGAGAATCAGTCAATCCTTCAACTGTATTTACTCTTGGTATAAAGATTACATCTACTTCATTACTTGATAATATTTCGTGTAGATTATCTAATAGATATTCATTTGGTACTTCATCTGCATCAATCTGAAAAATATAATCTCCACTACATTGTGATTTTAGATTATTTTTATATGATGCGAAATCTTTATTAAGTGGAAATCCAATAACCTTAATGAAATCTTTGTGCATGTTTTTCATTATATTAAGGTATTCCATCACCACATCAGTAACCGAACCTTCATCATACTGAATTACTATTTCATCACCTTCTCTTAATTTTTCTTTAATGGTATCTACTAAGACTGCTATCTCAGTAATCTCATTACAAACTGTTATTGCGTAACTAATCGTTTTCACTTCTATCTTCTCTTAAAACTTCTTTAATTTCTGCTTTTGTGTTGGTTTCTTCTTGAAATAATTTTGCTAACTCCTCATATTCAAATACAACTTCACTAATATATTGTAATTTATCTAAAATATAAGTTCTATAATTACCTAATTTATATGAGTAAACTGCTCTGTTATTTTTGATAAATCCATCGAATAATCTTTTACCTTCTTTATCAAATGATTTTAACAATGATGCTAAATCTTTATAATCTTCAGTAAGTGGTTTAGATTTATCTCTTAATTTTCTTATTAGTTGAATTAGAGATGATGGTATCACATCGTTAATTTTAATACAATGTATCTTAACTGTACCTTTATCAACAACTTTACCAATTACAAATACATACCTAGCACCCAAACCCCTTTTAGTATTACCACCATACCTTACTATTCGGTATATGTTTCCTTGCTTCATCTGAGCTTTCGGAACTCTTCTTTCAGGTTTAAGAAATTCTAAATACTGATTAATATAACTCATTATAACTTTTTAATTTCTGGTAATTTCAAACTTACAAACTCAGGTAGTTTAACATACTTATCCATTATTACTTTAAATTTATCATGCATAGCTTCTAAGGAGAAGTTTTTCTTAGTATTGTTCACTAATCCCTTTGATTTACCTAAATATGTTTTGTATCCATTAAATACTTTATCTAACATTCCAGCTGCAAAAGAATAGTTTACTTGATACCATTGAGCTTCTTTCATCAAAAACTGGTCTGCAGCACTTTCATGTATATTATCCAACGCCCCTTCTAAGAAAACAGTGTTATCTTCTGGTAAGAAATCTACATGTCCACTCCATTTACTTACTAAGATTGGTTTTCCTGTAAGTGTAAATTCACATAATGGTCTCCCATATCCTTCACCCTTTGTAAACGATATCATAGATTTTACTTTTGGATGATGATACAGAGATGCCATTTGTTCTTCTGTTAAATCACCGAATAGTAAATAGATAGGAGGACACTTATCACCAAATTGTTTTGTGATACCTTTTATCTTTTCTGATATATGTTCTCTATCCATTACTGAAAATCCAGCTGATGATGTTTTTAGAATCAGACCTGGTTGTTTTTTCTTTGGTGTATTTTTGAATACAGTACAAAATGTTTGTATCATCATACCAACATCTTTTCTATCTTTACCTAAATCACCTTTCAACCAATGACCTGTAAAAAGATAGTTCCAATCAGTATCAATTCCCTCTAAAACATCAACATCTGTTTTTGGATTTAAATATAGAGATAAATCAACACCTTCATGTAATACTTCTATTGGTGTAGTAATTTTATGTTGTCTAACAACCTGCCCAGTTCTTTTATCTGTTTCATCATATGATGTTCCAGCTAATACTTTTTTAGAAAACTCTGATGGAACAATTATTAAGTCCATTCTATTACAACCATCAATCCAATCTTTTGGTGCTATGGTTGATTCAATACCAGCAGTAATACCAATACTAAATTTACCTTTCTTTTGAAATTCATTTGGTACAGTCATTTGAATATGAACTTCAGCTTGTTTTGTAATCTGTTTACCAACTGTTGATAATAATTGTTTTCCAAAATCTGTTGATGGATTAATTTGATTTTGTGGTGTATTACCCCAACGAGTTGGAATAGTAATCACATCAAACTTATCGTACTTAAAAATAGATTTTAGGATATCTCTTGAATGGTCACCATAACCACTTCTAGTTGCTACTGGCGCCTGATATATTAATAATGGTTTACTCATTATGCTAATTTATATAAGTTAAATCTTTTCTTAGGTTTAAAGTTTTTGATTGCTTTCTCAATACCATCTGCCATAGTTTTGTTTTGATTATCAACACCTAAACCTATTTCATTTAAAAATGCGTTTCTACCTGCTTTACCAGCTTTCTCTCTTCCCTCTTTTCCTTTATCATACCAATATCTGATTGCTTCTGATACTTCTGTTACATCTACTTTATCATCTATGATATAAGGTGTAGGAACTGAACCTGTCATAGTTTGTACTCTACTCCATACAGGTTTTACCCACTCACCATGTTTTACTTTATCTTCCCACTTTCTCCAATCGTGAAGTGAACCGATATCTTTATAATCATCAGCGGTTAAATATTCCCATTGTTCATTCATATTTGATGGAGCAACATTCCATTTGAATCCACATTGGTCTTGCATTCCACCTGTAACATTTACAATAATAGGAGTTTCAGCCATTACAGATTCTGCAGTTGTTAATCCAAATCCTTCGTTACCTGCGATGTTGATTGTAACATCAGCTAAGTTATATAGATAATTAAGATGTGTTGAATCTATTCTTGCAGTTGAAAACCTTACATCATAATCAGGACATATTGCTTCTTTTACTTTGTACAAATCAGTACCATGTTGGTCAACAGGAGCTGTGTGCATTATCAAACAACAATCCTTTCTATCCTTTTCTGGTAATCCATCTACGAACTTTCTGTATGCCCATATAACATCAGATGGTTGTTTTCTTTTAATATTTCTATTCATCCAAAATAGAATGAATTTATAATCTTTACCACCCGTAGCTGCTTCTTTAAAATCAGCAGGTACTTCAGTTTTAAAACATTTCTTAGGATTAATACCATGTGGTACATAATCTACTTGCCAATCCTCTAAGGGTTTAATTGTTTCTGAATCTATACTACCAACTCTACTTGCAATACCAT